TCAGGCTGGGGATTGCCCGGAGACTGGTCCGGCAGGTTTGCACCGTCTCACGAGTTTATTTTTCACTTTAATCAAGAATCATTAAAACCTAAAAAGATTCTGGAAAGCAAAATGGCGGGACAGAAAACCAAAACCAAAAAAGGTTTACGTTCAAAATCTGGAAAAGTAAGTGGTTTTTCGCAAGCCGAACCGGACGGGTCCTACACATATCAGGATACAAAAATTTGCGATTCAGTTATACGGGTAAATCGCGCAACGGATAAAAACCGCTCGCAGCATCCAGCCACCTTCTCGGTAGAGTTCGCAGAAGTATTTATCCAGTCGTGGCCGGGTTTGGTTTATGAACCTTTCTTGGGTTCTGGTACTACGCTGATAGCTGCGGAGCAAAACGCATCAATCTGTTACGGAATGGAACTTGACCCCAAATACTGCGACGTAATTGTAAAGCGGTGGGAGGACTTCACAGGAAAGAAGGCTGAACTCGTTAGTTAACTATGAACTCGACAATTTCGGCGCCTAAAAAGGTCGCCATGTTGGAAGCCCTCGAGAAGTCTTTGGGTATCGTTTCGACGGCAGCGAAGGCCGCGAATGTAGACCGACAGAGTCACTACAACTGGATGAAAGACGACCCCGCCTACAAAGCAGCGGTAGAATCCATCCAAGAAAGTGTAATCGACTTTGCAGAATCGCACCTATACAAACTCGTGAAAGAGGGGAACCCCGCCGCGACTATCTTCTACCTGAAGACCAAAGGAAAGAAGCGGGGATATATCGAGCGACAGGAAATCGAGGTAACGGAACGCTCGCCCCTTTCATGGCTTAACGGCGAAGGCCTTTGAAACTCGCGAAGACGTACTACGACGTACGCAACTGTAAGACCCGGATACAGGTACACCAAGGCGGTACCCGTTCGGGCAAAACGTATTCTATCCTCCTTTCGCTGGTCGAGTTCTGTTACAGGAACCCAAACGGAGGGGCGGTACTCACAATCTGCCGAAAGACCTTCCCGGCACTCCGTGCTTCCGTTATGCGGGACTTCTTCGAGGTACTCAAGCGCGAAGGAATCTACACAGAGGTAAACCACAACAAAAGCGACGCCACCTATATCCTCGAGGGGAACCTGATAGAATTTATCAGTATTGACCAGCCCCAGAAGATACGCGGACGCAAACGGGACGTACTTTTCATAAACGAGGCGAACGAACTAAACCTCGAAGACTTTAGGCAGTTGCTTATCCGAACCACGGGTAAGGTACTTTTGGACTACAACCCGTCCGACGAATTCCACTGGATATACGACCACGTAATACCTCGAGAAGATGCCACGTTCTTTCAGTCGACGTTCCGAGACAACCCCTTTCTTGAACCGTCCCTCGTTACCGAAATTGAACGGCTACAAGTGGCCGACCCGAACTACTGGAGAATCTACGGACTCGGAGAGCGGGGACAATCCCGAAGCACCATCCTCACCCACTGGAGCCAAACCGAAACCATAGACCCGCGCTTTAAGCTGGTATCCTACGGGCTAGACTTCGGGTACACGAACGACCCTACGGCGTGCGTAGCGGTCTACTCGGACGGGGAAGCGTTCCTGCTCGATGAGGTTCTATATCAGAACGGCCTTTCGAATAGGCAGATATTCCAACTGCTCGAATCGGAGGTAGGGAAGAACACTGTAATCGCAGACAGCGCCGAACCGAAGTCTATAGACGAACTACACGGCTACGGAATGAACGTACACCCGGCGCGGAAGGGTCCCGACTCCGTACGTGCGGGAATCCAGTTCTTCCACTCGAAGCCTTTGGCGGTTACGTCGCGTTCGCTGAACCTGATAAAGGAACTCCGGAACTACAAGTGGAAGGAGGACAAAAACGGGAAGAACCTGAACGAGCCTGTAGACGCATTTAACCACGCCATAGACGCGGCGCGGTATGCGGCTATGTTCAACCAGAGTAACCCGAACTACGGAAGGTACCGGATAGGATGAAAAAAAGTTAGGGAAAAGTTTGGAAGGTTAGAAGTGGTGTCCTATCTTTGCTTCATCAAACAAACGGAAAACATGACCTTTTCAAACCTCCCCTTCGGCACGACAGTCCTTTACAACGATTCCTTCAACGTTGACTACCGTTTAACCGTTGTCGGTCAATTCTCGGACCAGTTCGGTACATGGGTTGAAGTTCTCACCGAAACCGGGTACATCGAGAACATGAGCGGAAGGACAGAGGTAGACGGAATCCGGTACACAATCGCCTAAACGAAGCGAAGGCCCTCCGGGGCCTTTTTTTATGCCCTAACTTTGAGGAAATCACTTCTTCCCGTTATTTCCTCGATGCGTTACCCTACCAACTGGAGCCAGCTAACCCTAGGGCAGTTACAGGTCCTTTGTACGAAGTCGACAGACCTGCAAAAGGTTTGCGCCGTTTGTGATATTTCGGAACAGGAGGCCCGCACTATTCCGATGGGCGACATCTACGAAATCCTTAACCGCGTAAACCACATCCCCGAAGAAGCGCGCCACGAACCTATCATAAACCTCGAAGGGAAGAAGTACGGATTTATCAAAGACTGGGACGAGTTCACCACGGGTGAATGGATAGACTGCGAAAGCTATCAAGAAGACTTCTGGGCAAACGCGCACCGCATCATGGCCGTCCTGTATCGGCCTATGAAATACCACGTAGGCAAAGAATACAAGCTGAAGGCATACACGGCCAAAGAGGACGCGGAGCCGTTTAAGAAGATGCCGGCCGACCTCTTTTCGGGTGCCCTGCTTTTTTTTTGGAATACAAGAATCGTACGTCTACAGACTTTGCAAGCGTCTTTACTGGAGGCGGGGGAAGCGGTTCTGCACTCGCAGACAAATGGGGCTGGTACCCGGTCCTCTACCAACTTTCGGGAGAGAGTTTCCTCCGTATGGAAGAAGTTACGCAAAAGCCGATTAACGTCACCCTCCAACACCTCGCCTTCTTAAAAGACCTTGCGCACGAGTTAAAGCAAAGACGGTAATATCCTCCTTTAAGGCCCAAAACACCCCGTAATGATTACTCTAAACACCATTATAAAGCGGTTCGAAGACTTCGCAGATAACCACTTCTTTATCCGGTCCTTTTCGTTTGGGTCCCCGGAAGATGTGGACCTACAGAAGTTTGATTCGTACCCGCTTATGCACGTGGTCTATACCGGGGCGACGTACGAGGACACCACGAAAACGCTGGATTTCGAGGTATATATCTTCGACCTCCCCAGCCACTACGAATCGAAGACAGAGCGACAAAAGGAAATAGTAAGTGACGCGGAACAATGCGCGGAGGATATCCTCGCAGATATCGCGAACGGGGGTAATATCTTCATTTTCTCGGAGGATTACGAGGTGGTAAACGCCACCGTTACCCCTCTGCAAGAAGCGGGGTCTAACGTCCTCGCAGGGGTCCTTCTGGAACTGGGTATCCAACTCCCGTACGACCGTAGCGCGTGCGACGCTCCTATAAACGGCGTACAACCTGAAGGGGGCGGGTTCGTCTACGCAAGGAGGGGCCTTCTGCGGATGCTTACGCAGGACGGCACGGTAGACGTTCTTTCGGTTAATACTATCAAAGTAGCTAACGGAACCCTCACCGACGAAGGGAACGGGGTAGTTAGCTTAACGACTGGCGGCGGAGGTTCGCTCGATGACCTTACCGACGTAACGATAACAGACCCTCTCGACCACGACGCGTTGATTTACGATGAGGTTTCTGCGGAGTGGATTAACGGAGCACCCCGCGCCCTCGATATGGCCGTATACAACGGTTCAGGGTCTGTAATCGCAAAGGGGAAACTACTTAAGGCCATAGGCAGCCACGGGGATAAAGTTTCGGTAGGGCTGTTCGACCTCGACGTAGATAGCCCTATGTATCTGGTAGGGCTTGCGGAGGACCAGTTAAGCATAGGAGGAACGGGGCACGCACGTACGTACGGGGAACTGCGGGGAATCAATACTGACGCCTACGCCATAGGAACGATTCTATACGCTTCCGGGACGGCGGGCGAACTTTCGAGCACGGCGGGCGTTCCAGCTATCCCCGTGGCTATCGTAACGCGGTCACAACAAAACACGGGCCGCCTCTTTGTTA